GAGGCGAAAAGGATATTAAGCGCATTGGCCGAATTTTATTGGGATCCTAATCTTTTAGAAGGAAAGGAATACATCAACGAAAAGCAAAAAATCGATGCTCTGAACGTTTCTATTATGGCATTTAATGTCAGAACCGCTCAGCATGCAATAACTAAGCTCTTAGAAGAAATAGATTCTGGTAATTTTCAACCAAGGATGTTTGAGGTTCTAGCACAACTTCAGAATCAGATGATGCAGATGCCTAAGAACTTTTCGTCGTATATGACGCAAATGGAAAAGAACTACAAGCAACTAAAATCCGAAGCGGAACAAAAACAAAATTCAAACCCAATAACTTTGGACGAAAATGGAAATGTTACATCAATAAATCCCGGAGATACTTTGAAGGTAAGGGGAAATAAATCCTTAATGGAAGGCCTGCAGAACTTAATGAAAACTAACGTGATAGTTAAAGAAGCGGAGATCCTAGATCATGACGATAGTCTCATTAATCCATCTAAAAAAGAGGGAAATCCCCTAGGCGACGATGGTGAAGACTGCACTTTGGATATAGACGATGATCTATTCGAAATGTAATTATGGAAAATACAGCTAATAACATACAGGAAAGGGGTAATTATTGGTCGACCGAAAAAGTCGATAAATTGCTTAGAGATGCTGAGGAAATAGGCATAGATTATAAGGAACTGGATAATCCATTCCATGAGAATGATCCTGAGCTGAGAAAAGGTGACATTTTGTTTGAATACACAGAGGAAGAACTCGAAGAAATCAAAAAATGCGCCACTGATGTGGTGTATTTTGCGAACAAATATTGTCACGTTATGACTGACGAGGGGATCAGACAGATAATTCTACGTGATTATCAGATCCAGATTCTAAGACAGTATCAGAATCACAGAAAAAATATATTCGTTTCACCCAGACAGTCTGGTAAAACCATCACATCTTCAATATTTTTATTATGGTATCTCCTTTTCAATTATGAAAAAAACGCCATTATTATGGCGAACATCGGTGATACTGCAGCCGAATTAATGGACAAGATCAAGATTATTATGAAGGGTCTCCCGTTCTTTATGAAGCCAGGTCTAAAGATTTACAACGTTATGACCATGAGATTTGATAATGGATGTAGAATCATGGCAAAAACCACAACTAAAACATCTTCAATTGGTTATACAGTGCATATGCTTTATATGGATGAGTTTGCTCACATTAATGCGAACTTTATCGATAGCTTCTTCAGATCTGTATATCCGACTATCTCTTCCTCTCAAATAGCCAGGATCATAATAACATCAACACCAAATGGTCAGAATAAATTCTATGAGATATACAAATCTGCATTAGATAAAGAGACCGACTTCAATCCAATAAGGGTAGAATGGTGGCAGGTCCCTGGAAGAGACGAAGAATGGAGGAAAAAAGAAATAGCCAGCTTGGGATCAGAGGAAGACTTCAATCAGGAGTATGGGTGCCAATTTTTGGCCAGTTCCAGACTCCTCCTTGATTCTTCCACACTAAAAAAGATGCGTAAAAACCAGCAGGACTTTGTTTTTAGAGAATTATCACCATTTGAAAACAGCCTTGTTGATTATTCTGGACTAGCCTGGCATCCAAAATTTGACCCAACATCAGTATTTGAAAGCGATGCGAATCCAAGATTCGTTATTTCTATTGACACCGCAGGTGGAGGAGGAGGGGACTTTTCGGTTGTAAATATTTTTAAGGTTTCTCCCATGCCCACCTCAGCTATACAGGAAAGGAGATTTTTTGATTCGGAAAGCGATTTCTTCTGTTTGCTCCAGATAGGAATGTTCCGATCTAATATCATTCAAATTGAGGAACTTAAGATAATTATAGAAATTTTATGCTCTAAAGTTCTAGGGAATGAAAATGTTAAAATAGTTCTAGAATTGGATTATAAGGGGGAAAATCTCATGGACAAGCTTCTGGAAGGAGATGAAATCGTACAGGAAATGTTCATTTATACAAAACATTCCGAATCCACCAAGCAATTAAGGCCGGGAGTTAAGCTGACGCCCAAAAATAAAGAAAAGTACTGCGAAGACACAAAAACTCTATGTAGAAATAATAGAGTGGTGATAACAGAAAAAAATTCAGTCTTCGAGTTATCCAATTTTGGTATAACCTCTAGGGGATCATATTCCAGCCAGGTCGGAAAGGATGATATTGCTATGACCATAGTGAACGTGGCTTCATGTTTTGAGAATAGTGATTTTGACGATCTTGTAATGGACGTCTATGATACAATCCCGGAAAAATTCAAAAAAGAGATAGAAGCTAAATTGGGAATGAATTCTACAGATCCAAATGCACAACAGAATACAGACCTAACATCTTATAGATTTGTGAATTCCCTCCTCGATTCCTAACAGGAAAAGATATATATAGAGAGAAAGGGGAAGGATAGAAAAATCCCCACTTCGAAATATATACAAATAAAAATTCTCAAATGGCTAAGAAATTAAAATTGGATCTTTCGGTTTTCAAGAGCTCTGGGGTCTACACTCTAGAATTTGACGCTTCAGAAAACTTAATTGTGAATCCTCAGACAATCAGATTGGTTGTCGGATTTTCAAACATTGGTCCTTTTAATACACCGGTTTATATACCGGATATTAGGACTGCACTAGCAGTTTTCGGAGACATAGACAAAACATTGGAAAAGAAGGGATCATTCTTCCATAGATCGATTCAGACTTGCTTGCAGCTAGGGCCAGTTTTCGCTATAAATCTATTGAAACTGAATAATAGCATGGACCAAAATGGCGACCCAGATTATGCTGCAGGAGCTGATGTTGCTAGATATAGGGCATTCTCTATTGATACTGAAGAGTTCAATGGTGAAAACTCAACTAGCGACTATACATCCACACTGGAAAATCAGGATAAGCTAGTATCCTCATACTATAATAAGGAAAAATTCTGGTTCCCTGATCCAAATTACCTTCTCGCAGCTGCGGACGGAAGTGGATCACAGCCGGATAATAAAAAGCTTTTTCACCTCGTTAATCTTGGGCAGAATCCAGTTAGCATCATAGTTAAAAAGTCGCTTGACTCTAGAATTCCTTTAACAGGATTTGATATCACGGCATCTGAGTATTTCGGGGCGGCTAATGTTCCAAACTTTATGCACCCTTATGATTACATCTCAGATTATTTCATTGATGTCATAGTAGTTAGTGGGAATTGGACCAATTACGCAGCACTTGCTAACGATCCAATATTTAGCTCATACTTTACCAGCAAAGGGTTTATTAAATCAAAAATAGACGACTTTTTGTCTCTTAATCAAATCAACGTGGTTCTGAGTATCACTGGTACAATAATTCCAGACTTCATAGATCAAAATGGTATAAACAGATATATCAAGACCCTCATAAACAATGAAACGGGCCAAACAGGAATTCTCTGTGCCATCAACGAAGAGGCTTTAGATGATCTTGGATCAAACACAAGCTTCATTGATTTGGTTGGACACCATTTGATCGACGAGATATCAGTAGATTCTGATATTACTTCTACACCTAAAAAAGTAGACTTTCTTTCATACAATCAAGTCCTAGTATCCGACTTCTCATACACAAAGAGCATCGACGGATCTTCAGCAGGAATTGAAGTTGCTGAAGCTTCTTCTCCTGGACTATCACTGATTGAAACTGGTAGCTTGCTAAGTGATTCTTTATTCACTTCTCCTGGAGATAAAGGTATAGATATTGCAGACATGCAGACGTATAGCTCTTCGGCTAGAGATGGTGGATTGCCATACTTACAGACTGCATTTACAGGAGTAAACTATTCTGATCAAATAACAGTTCTGAAGGATTTCTTAACACCCAAAATTGATTCTCCTTCTAAGAGATTTATTGTAGGAAAAGTGAAGAACACCCTTCCAGCAGCAGGGTATCTAGGATTTTATGTTGATGAACTCATTAAGCTTAAAGTCGAAGAAGTTAAATTTGTAACCGACGGAACTCTTCCCGTTGGTAATCAAACTCAGTTGAGAATAAGATTTAGCCATCCTTTGGTTACATCCAGTGCTTCAACTACTTACGTAGAGCCTTGGGGCGATACAAACAAAAACTCATCAGTTAACGCATATCAATTTGGTACTCCAGATTACTTTGACTTTGATGATGTGTTTGGATCACCTGATATTCCAGGTGATCTAGTTGGATCTAACGATAGCTACATAGCATACGAAAACTCACCGGTATATCAAGACTGGGCAAACGGAAACATCACCGACGGAGACGTTGTTTGGATGGATGCAACAGGATCAAACGTCCAGTATGTGAAGTTTGAGAAAAATATAGACAGGGACGGATTTGATAACCTTGTAATTAGAGCTTATCAGGATTCAGACTTTACTTCAGCGGAATCTGTAGCAGATTTTGGGCTTAGCTTCAAGAGCTCAGTAGCAGTTCCTATTAACCAAGCAGGAACATACGAATTCGTTATAGTCTCTCTATCTGGTAACCTCAATGAGTATGTTGATATAATTTCCCAAGTTTCACAGAATGTTGTGGAGATTTCAACAACAGAAGCTGACGATAAAACAGTTAAGGTAGGTGATTTATTAGTATCCACGGATCTTCAGTTATTCGATAATTCTCTCACTGAAAACGTACAGAGCAGATTGACTAGAATTATTGAGGTGAGAAAGGTTGCCGTACCGGGATCTCCTGGACAATTCACAATCTACGTCAAGACTGACAGACCAATCAAACTTTATCCTGGAGTACCTTCAAAGGTTAATAAATTTAAGGCGGTTCATAAGTTCATCAATACTTACTCACTTTCTTATCTCCCAGGATTTAAGATGAAGCCTACTCACAAACCAGATGGAACAGAAACCAGACTGAATGAAATATTGGATGTTTTATTTAACACCAATTTGGCTAAAACACTGGCGGACAGAAACATTATCACATTCAGATACATTGTTGATACATTTGATGGCGGATTACAGACTAATTCTAAGAATCAGCTTACAAGACTTGCTAAACTTCGTCAGAAGTGCTTGGCAATATGTAATGCCCCTTCTATCAAGAAATTTATAGACTCTATAGATCCTAGATTTACAGAGCTTCCGACATCTACTGAGCCACAACCTCTTCTCAATCCGAAGTATATCGCTGATGGGGGAAACTTATCATTGAATCCTTCGTTCAGATTTACACTTCCTGACGAGGACCTCGGAGCTAAATTCTGCGGATTCTTCTCTCCTTTCTTAACAATCAGAGAGAATGGAAAGAACATGAATATTCCTCCTGCGGCACACGTTTCCAATAACTTCATTAGGAAGTTTATCACAGGGGAACCTTATTCAATCGTAGCAGGTCAAAAAAGAGGTATTCTTTCAGGAGCTAATCTCATCGGACTTGAGTATGACTTTAGCAACGACGATAGAGATTTCCTTGAGCCTTTCGGATTAAACCCGATTGTCAAAAGAAGAGGAATCGGACTCGTTATTTACGGTAACCAAACTGGATATCAAAGAACGAATTCGGCTTTCAATAACCTTCACGTTAGAGATCTTCTGATCACTGTTGAAGAAGCAATAGAAGATATTCTTTCAAACTATGTGTTTGATTTCAATGAGGATTCAATCAGACTCGAAATCAAGACTCTGGTTGATAATTATCTTTCGGGGGTTAAATCCGTTGGTGGAATCTACAACTACTTAACGATAATGGACTCTTCGAATAACACTACAGCAATCATCGATCAAAATCTCGGAATAATAGACGTTATTGTTGAACCAGCAAGGGGTATTCACAAATTCATCAACAGGGTAACGGTAACTAGAACAGGAGGAATAAGCTCGGGTGGATTCATCCAATTCAGTTAATTTTGTCACTACAGAAGAGGACAAATATATAAAATAAAAAGGAATGGCAGGACTACCACATTTTACTAGCTCTAAAGCTTCCGTCAATAAATTTGAACCGGTATTTCTTAACCAGTTCGAGGTGACAATTTCACCTCCAGCTGCAATAGTTCCTATAAATGGTATTCCTGGAAACGGGAATATCCTTTTGGAACAGGTTAAGAAAATATCTGGGCTTGGTGTAGATCAAAACCCCGGCGAAATAGCTCAACAGTTTAAATTCGCTAAGAGATATTACGCTGGTGCAGCACCAACCAGAACTGGATTTGACTTAGAGATGTCTTTTGAAGTTAATCTAGACGATAACAATTCAATGTATGTCTTTAAAACGATGAGACAATGGTCTGATCTGATCTATAACCCACTAACAGGAGCTATGGGATTGAAAAGGGACTACACTGGAACCATAGTTATTAACGTGTTCAACAAGGCTGGAGATGTCTTTAGAAGAATAACATGCAAGGACTGCTTTCCAATGACGGCAATAACAGAAATGTCACTCAATTATACGGGAACAAATATCTATGAGATATCATTGACCTGGGCAGTTGATCATTTCGATGACGTATTCATATAAAAATTAGAAAATGGCAGGATTACCACATTTTACAAATTCAAAGGCGGCAGTTAACGTATACGAACCGGTATTTCTTAACCAGTTTGAAATAATTATTCAGCCACCTCCGGCAGTTTCTAACCCAATAGGAAACATGGGTAAAACATTATTGGTTGAAAATGTTTTATCAGTATCTGGATTAGCAGCGGATAAAAACCCCGGAGTTCTTGAGCAGAGATACAAATTCTCCAGAAGAAGATATGCAGCTTCTGCTGTCGAGGATACTGGAATTAAAGTGTCCATCGAATTTGAGACTAACCTGGATGATAACAACTCCAACTATGTCTTTAATACTCTAAGGCAATGGTCAGATTTAGTTTATAATCCTTTAACTGGTGCTATGGGAATCAAATCCGTATATGCTAACCAAACTTATATGCTCATTTCTATATTTAATAAGCAGGGGGATGTATTCAGAAGAATAAAACTTCTAAACTGCTTCCCGGTTGAGGCTATTAAACCATTAGACCTCGATTATACAAATGGAACTCAAGCTTATAAGATTAGGATGTCATTCAGAGCAGATTATTTCGAAGACGTCTTTAACTAAGATATATAAAAGGATTCTTAACAAAGGATTATCCCCTGCTTTTCCTTATGAATCGCAGGGGATTTTAAATTTTATATACATGGACCCAGATAGTGAGGAATATCAAACGAAAAATAGCAAGCCTCTTTTTGGTTCTGGGGACCTTCTTCTGTCCCTTCGGATTCGACATCCTTTTCGCAACTATAATGAAATGGACGGAATCATATTGGCATACTGTTGGAATTTTTTACTGCCTTTCGGCTCTGTGCTTTGGAGCTTATTGGCTTTTGTCTCGTGAGAAAAAGCCGGAACAAAATCAGCTACTTTAGTATAATCTAAAAAGGATTCATGGATAATATAGACGACGAGTTAATGCAAGAATTGAGGAGAAAGGAATTCTCCCATGGATTAAAATATGATGAGGATCCCGATGTTTCTAATGCTAAAATTCCGGACTGGATAAAAGATGCTCAAATAGAGCAGACCCCACAGATTGATACGCAGATTCAGAATCCAGCACCAAAAAGTTTAGGTAAAGCTTCTTTTGTAGCTAAAACCCCTCTGGGATTGGAAGAATACTGGAAAAATATTCCATTGCCCAATTTGCCATCAGAAGGTTTTGGATATCCAGATGGAATGGAGATAGCTATTAGGCCTGCCGAAGTCTCGGAAATAAAATACTATTCGACCATAGATGAGAATGATCGAATAGACATGGATGATAAATTAAACCATATTCTTGGGAAATGTTGCAGAGTAAGATGGAATGGTGGACCATTGAATCACTATGATATCCATTATGAGGATAGATTTTATCTGATAATGGCGATCAGGGATTATACTTTTCCTAAAGGTGAAAATAGAATTTTCCTAGCAGCTCAAAAAAATTGCAAAGGAGAAGATTGTAATATACCAGACTCCATCGAGCTAAAGTCCCCGCTACTCGACAGTTTTAAGCTCACCCCGGAGATTAAATCAAAGTTCAACCTTGAAAAAATGTGCTTCGATCTCATACCAAAAAATGGGGGAGAGGGACTAGAATTATTTATACCTAGCGTTGGTGTAACCACTCTTATCAGAAAAATAATTGCTTCTAAAAAAGAGAGAAATAAAAAATACGACGAAAGTTTTGTCGAGGTTGCACCCTATATTATACCAAACTGGAGGGATCTAGATGAATCAACTTATGATAGATACGAGAGGGCTTCTAGGGAATGGGACGTAACACAATTTTCAATTGCTGACCAGGTATCTAAACTGGTTAAATTTTCTACAAAGGCTGATATTAGATTTGCCTGCGAAAAATGCGGTGGAGAGGTCACCGCTCCCTTGACCTTTCGCGGGGGATTTCGATCCTTTTTTATTATTTCAGATATCCTTAGACAATTACTATGAGCTTAGATTCAGGCTCTGGGAGGAATTCAAGTTGTCACCTGATATTTTTGAGAAAATGCCTTATTTTGAATTCTATGATCTCATAGAGAGACTGAATTCAAAAATAGAGGAAATCAACAAGAACCGTAATAATGGGGATCTATCTGAGATCTTCTCTTTTTCAAACAAAAGGTAACTTCTGGGGTATATAATCTAAAATCATTTTACATTGGCTGAGGAAAACAAAGGCAGGATTTTTACTGGTAAAGGCGTTTCAGAAGATGAAAAAACGATGGATGCTTTCCAAAGATCCGACGGCACTGTCCAGGAAGAGAATGCAACATCAAACATTAAATCAGTAGGCGATACTTTCGAGGAAGTGCAGGATCTGTTGTTCGAAGAGGTATCGATTAAGGAAAAGGAGATCGATCCCGAAAGAGACTCCAAAAAAGAGACGTATGATTTTTTCTCTCCTGTGATTGCCAGTGATCTTCCAAAATTTAAAGAAAGATTAGAAAAAGGGGAATCTATAGAAGAAGTAGAAATCAAAGAAAAAGCGGCAAGCACTGCAGCAAAGATTACCAACAAGGTTAACGATTTAACAACTCGTCCTATTTCCGAAATAGTATCAAAATATGTCAGCATCAATGATATTCAATTTGAAGATGCTTACAATACAATAAACGAAAAAGTTCAAACATCCACTGGACAATCCCTAGCAGATCTAATGTCTTTCTATAGACAGACAGAAGATCTTGTTAAATGGCAGGAAGGCGCAGGGATGGACCAAAAAACTCTAAAGGAAACCCTAGACAAGCACAATATACTTCTCAATAGTATCGGAGTAATTCTAAAGGAGATGGGAATAAAAAACCCGGCCTTCGAGGAAGCGGAAAAAAATTTAGAAAAATCATTATCAGAGGCTTCTCCTGGATCTGTTGAAGGGGTAAAAGAAACGGTTAAATCCGAGAAAGAATCCAAGGAAATTTCCAAAGAGACTCTCACAGAAAAAACTGAGGCCAAAACCCTTGAATCCGTAAAGATCGAATCTAAAACAACGGAGACAGTAAAAGCACCAGAGGTTGTGGCAGAAAAACCACCATTGGTTGTAACGACTCCAACGTCAGCGACAAAAACTGAGGTTGCACCGCCAGCTCCGGTTGCTCATGAAATCAAGACAGTAACTCTTCCTATAGAAGGGGTCGGATTAAAAAAAGCCGAGGTTACGGCTCCTAAGGAATCACCAAAAATAGGAGTTGTCGAAATCAAACCGGTGGTGGAGAAAACCGCGATAATCGCTCCAACAGAATCCGCAAAAAGTCCCATTGAAGCAGCAAAACTCACAGTAACAGAGGCACCAAAATCAATTGAGCAGGTTGGTGGAGAAGAGATCCCAGCAACAGAGGCAGGAGAATCGGAATCAACGCCAAAAAGCTTATTAGAGCAGCTAGGGCTTGGTAATTTATTGGACTTTAGTGGATCAGGAGAAGCAGGGATAACTAGCACGGGAACTCCACCTACAGGTTCTAAAGAAACAACACCCGGCGCAATAAGCAAAGCATCTCCGATTTCTATTGAATCTATAAAAGAGCAAAAGTCATCTATGATGTCTCAAATATCCGAAAAAACAGGGATTGCTCCTAAAGTAGAAAGCTCGCCCTTAAAAATGTTCAGAGAAATACCACAACCGCAGACAAAACAAAGCGGAGAACAATCTACATCCACATCTACATCTAAAGGTGAAGAATCTGGGTCCTCCGGAATCGGTGGCGAGATTTCATCATCAGGATCTGAAACAAAATCAGAATCTAGTGTAAAATCAACAGAGATCCCGAATACTGAAGGAAATAAAGGGTCCGATGTTGATAGTGGAAAAGATACTCTTAATGCAATTCTTTCTGTAATGCAGGAAATAAGAGAAACTTTAAATGGTCCACTAATCGTAATGGGATCTGGAAATAAATTCGATTAGAAATTAGGGATATATTGAAAAATTTTATTATATTTGTAAAAATAAGTTACAATAGATGTAACTTTGCGATACTTCAACAAAATATTAGAAGCTATTGCTTAGAATCTCGATCTGAAAACTGGTAATTTTTAACGTACGAGAGGATAAGCTTGAAGCTCACGACCTAGGGCGTGGGTTCTCACTTATCTGTACGTAAGGTATACCAGTACCCCAGATCTGATTTGTAGAGTCCCATGCCGTTTTCTTTTTATGCTGCCCGCTAAATCTACATTTTTCTAAGCTGCTTTTCAAAATATAGTATCAAATAGACGGATACAATGGCAGCGCACCATTGCGGCTTTCGGGCTTACACGGGAAAAATACATTCAACATTCATATCAAATTTTATTATTGAACTTTAGGAAAGGGAGATGTAA